AACTGCTCGAGGTGGCGCTCGGTGAAAACGCTGTCATAGTCCAGCGTGAGCACGTAGTCGCACCCCTCCGCGATCGCCTGCTCCATCCCGCGCTCCATGCACTGCCCCCAGAACGCGCCGGTCGTCTTGCTCACCTCGATCCCGAACTTGGGCAGGATTCCGAGGGCGCAGAAAAACATGTCCATGAACCCCAATCGGGGCACGGACATCACGGCGCGTACCTTGGGAGCCGGTACGAGTTGCGCGGGTGGAAGAAGCGAGGCGGGGATCATGGGGTGCGGGTGCTCAGTCGGTTGAGGGTCAGCCGCGCACGAGGGCGCGCTGGTCGTCGCTGGTGGGCGTGTTTTCGTTGCGGCCCAGGTTGGCGATCGCGATGAAATCCTGCGTGGTGATCGGCGTGAGCGTCAGCTTCAAGTACCGCTTGCGGTGCCGCAGGTCTACGTCGAACTTGACGCACTTGGCGTCCGCCGTCTGCGTGTGCCAGGCCGGCACCGTCCAGCCGCCCGTGCCATCGCCCACGAACGCGGTGATGTCGGAAAACGCGGTGGCGTCGGTGGTGTCGCCCTCGGACAACTTGAAGGTCGACGGGTTGTTGGTCGTGTTGTTCGACGTGCTCGAATGCACGTCGAGCGTCATCCAGTCGGCACCGAGGGTGTCGATGTTGGCGGTGACGGTTTCGCCGTTGGTCGCGCCGCGCTTGTCGAGCACGAGAACAGATTTGAGGACCGGAAACATGCGGGAATCTCCTATTCCGCAGGCGGGCCGGGTTGCCGGTGCAAGGGCGCCGGCCCGCAGGTTGATTCAGTGATCAGGGNGCGCCGTGCAGGGCGACGATCGGACCGGCCACGCTCGTGGACTTGTTCACGCCGTGGTTGACGATGTCGATCCGCTCGGTGCTGATCAGGCGCGTGAGGTTGTTGTGCGCGAGCGTGTACGGGTCCACCGTCATGGTCATGCCCTGGCCCACGCCCATGGCCGTGCCGAGCTGGAAGTTGCCCAGGATGACCATCACCTTGTTGCTGTAGTCGGTGGCCGCGCCGGAGGGCATCGGGTGCGCGACCGTCACGGGGAAGCCCATGAAGTCGGACTCGATGACGCCCTCGCGCAAAGTGCGCACGTCGTTGCCGCCCGCGCCGGCCTTGATGCGGCCGAACACCAGCGCCTCGGCGATGCCGGAGCACAGCCACCGCGCGCCCGGACGGGCATACACGGGCAGCAGGCCCAGTACGGCCGAGGCGTCGGTGGTGGTGATCTCGCCGAACGTGTCCACACCCGTGGACGCTGCGACCCGGCCGCCGGTGTACGACGAGTTCTCCAGCAGCGTGATCAGGCCCTGCATCCCGCCATAGGTGCTCGTGCCGTCACCCAGAAGCCAGCACTTGTCCTCCTTGATACCGAACGCGCGACCCTGTTCCTCGGCCACGAACTCGGCCAGCGGGATCGCGGTGTCCTGCGCCGTCGACTTGCCGATCTTGCTGTAGGCCATCAGGTCCTTCAGCGACAAGTTGACCTGGTCGCCAGCGGAATCGGAGGCGGTGCCGTCGGAACCTTCGCCCACGAAATACGCTTCGATGTCGGACGTCACGCGCGGGATGCTGGTGGCGGCCGAGGACATGGGCACGATGCGGCAGATGCGCCGCGCCACGCCGTACTGCTCGCGGTTGGCGATGATGCCGGCCTCCATCTCCACCGGCACCAGCCAGCCCGCGGACGTAAACACGCCTTCGGTCATCGTGCGGGCGCTCTGATCGCCCACCTGCTGGACCTGCACGCCGGCATCGCGGCACCAACGCTGCGCATCGGCGTTGCCGTGGATGACGGCCCGCGCCCACATGCCGGCGCGGTAGGCGATCTCCTGGTCGGTCATTCGACCATTCAGCCGCTTGGCCGCACCGTTGAATGCGCGCAGCGTGCCGTAGCTGATGATCTCGCGTCCGCCCTGGCCGAACGCCGCACCCTGCCGATAATCGTCCGGCGTCGGCGAGCCCACATCCGTGGGCGCCGGGCGCGCTTGGCGGATGGCTTCCAGCAGCGTGGCCCGGAACCGGTCCACGGTCATGCCGGGATCGGTCACGGCGGTGTCGGCCAGCTCGCCGGCCTTGGGGTACACGTGTTGATAGTTGCGGGCGAGATCCTTGATTTCCTTGATGCGCGCCAGGACCGCCGCATGAGCGCGCGTTTCCTCTGCGCGCTGCGATTCGAGGTGCGCTTGCACCTGGGTTTCGATCCCCGCCTGCGCGGGGTGCTGCGATTCGCTCATGGTTTCCTCCACGCGAGCGAGGGTCGCCGAGCGTCCAACGCCGACAGAGTTGTCGGCCGGGATGGACACGAGGGAGACCTCCATAGGTTCCCAGTCGGTGACGCGGTAAATGGATTGATCCTCTTTCTGCTCGACCAGGATCATGTCGTGCACGAGATAGCCAACGGACACCTTGGTGCGGATGCCGTCGACCACGTCGCGAAACATCTCCTCGCCGCGCGCACTGCGTGAGAACCGCACGGTGGCGCGCAGCACCTTGTCGGCGCCGAGGGTGACGGATTCGATGACGCCGATCTGGTCGCGACTGTTGTGGTCGGCCAGCAGCGGCGCACCGTCCTTGATGCGGTCCATGCGCACGGCCTTGCGGCTGACCTCGAGCACCTCCACACCCCACCAGCGCTCGTAGGGAGTTTCGCTGGCGAAGGCCAGTTCCACGGTGCGCCGCTGTTCGTCCACGGCCGCGCGGTCCAGCGTCCGCACGAATTCCTGCGGCTTGCTGCGCAGATCGGCGAGCAGCGCCTCGCGCGTGAGCGCGGGCTTATTGGCTAGTGCTGTCTGTGCTGTCATCGTCGGAGTCCTCGTCGTCCGCGCCGCTGGGTGCAGCCTCGGACGGTTGAGCGGCCGCGGGCGTCGGGGCGTCGAGCACGACGCCGAGCTGCGCGGCGAGTTTTTGTTCCTCGGCCAGTTCTTCGAGGATGTCCTCGAATTCCTCGCCGGCTTCGTCGGCCAGGCGCGTGCGGCTGGTGAGCCGTGCCGACAGCGCCTCGGCCTGCGCCTGGGTTTCCTTGAGCGGGTCCACCCAGGCCCACCGCTTCACGCGCCAACGCACCGAGCGAATGCGGCGGTCATTGGTCCACTCCACCGGCACCACGCCCTTGAGCGGCGCGTACAGCAGCCAGGCCTCGTAGATCCGCTCGACCACCTGCTCGACGTACCACTGCTGCAGCGTCATCCACATGTCCCGCTCTTGCAGCAGCGCCACGCGCGCGGTGCTGTAATTGACGTTGCTCGGATCGTTGGCGAAAGCGTGATAGGCCACGCCCAGGCCGGCGGCGGTGCCACGCAGCAGCGCGCGGATGAACGGCTCGATGGCGGCGTCCGGGAACTGCGGCGACCAGTCGTGCAGCTCGGCGCCCTCCGGGATCACCCAGTATTCGCCCGGGCCGGAATCGCTCAGGTAGTTGCCGACACTGTCC